AGATATTGAGCATCACGGGGAAAACAAAAGGCTACCCCACGCTGGAAGAAGCGAAGGCAGCCGGGCTTTTTCATCCGAATTGCCGGCATGCTTATGGGCTGTATATTGACCTGGAGAAAGAGATTGAAGAGCTTGAAAGAGAAATTGAAGAGCTTGAAAGAGAAGAAGCAGCAGAAAGAAAAGACAAAGGGCTATTCCCTGATGAAATAGCAGGGGTGAAACGAGGCAAGGAAATGACGAGAGAAGAGGCAAATGGCGGGAAACCGAATCCGAATTTCAAACAAGGTCATGGGTATCAGAGAAATTGTCAAAGCTGCGTAGTGGCTTATGAAGCAAGGTTGAGGGGTTATGATGTTCAGACTTTACCAAACACAGAAGGTTCAGCATTGGAGAAACTTTCAAGGCAAACAAACCTGGCTTGGATTGACCCTGCAACAGGTAAGCACCCCGAATATATGTATGACGATACTGCAACAACTGCTAAAAAGTTTTTAAGGTTTCTTGAGAATAACATAAAAAGCAAACAGCGATACACCCTTCAATTTATGTGGAAGGGGAGGCGCCGTGCTGGACACATTGTAAGCCTAGACAGGGACACAAGCGGTAAGCTGCGAATATATGATCCACAGAGTGGTGTCACGTACACAGGCAGCAGCGTAGCTAAATATTTAGGACAAATAAAATACACCATGACTGTGCATGGACATAAAATGCCTGCAAGGCCTAAAGTGTTAAGAGTAGATGATAAGCTGTTTAATATGGATATTGTAAATAAAATATTGGAAGGAGCTCAACAATGAAAAAGGAGGACATAATACAATTCGCCAAAAAGCAAGGGTATGACAATGTCTTGTATATTGGTAAGTGGAGAGGCTATGATGTTTATGAGCCAACATTTGAAGGCTCAGGCCCTCATTTTGTGGGGCCTCCGCTTGTAATCCTAGTAAGGGGTCAAAGTATCAGAATGTCAACGGTTGATGAAGCGTATGAACAGATTAACAGTTATAGGCTAGGCAAATAAATATTTTAAAATATTTTAGAAAAACCTCTTGACATAGTATAACAATTGTGATACTATAAAGATAACAAAAGCAAGGAGGTTTTTCATATGAAAACAAACCCATTATTCATTAACGTGAACAACAACGGATACGAGCCAAGCCAGTGCGGCAGTACCCTCACGGTAGGCGAACTTATCGAGATCCTCTCGTATTTTGAGGAAGACCAGCCGGTCTACCTGAGATTCGACAACGGATACTCCTACGGAAGCATTGATGAGGGCGACCTCATCACGGCGGAAGAGCTAGGGTGGTTTGAGGAAGATGAAGAGGAGGAGGAAGAATGAAATCGGTACTGGTAGCCGTAAGGCTGCCAGAGGTGCTAAAGAAAAAAGCAGAGGCAAAAGCGAAGGAGTTGGGCTACATAAAGCCCAGCGGAGAGGCAAACATAAGCGAATATATCAGAAATTTAATAATCAATGACCGGCGATAACAAGCCGGTTTTTCTTTGGGCAAACGAAGATAAATTACGCAACTGAGCAGCCGTAACAGGTTGCTTTTATTTTGCCTATCTGCCACGCGTAGAAAAGGCGGATGCACAGTTAATAGCTGTGCAGGTATTTGCCCTTCTTTAGTATTGTCAGGGCATAAAGAGACAAGAACTCCAAACCGGCACTAACCGGTATAAAAAAAGTATGGAGGTTTGAAAAATGAATTGGTTGAGAGAACTGTTGAAGAAAGCCGGAATCGAAGAGGAAAAACTGGACGGTGTAATCGCTGACATCAGCAAGGAGCTGCCGAAACACTTCATCCCTAAAGACAAGTACAACGAAGTGGCAGAGGCAAAGAAGAAGCTGGAGGCAGACATCCAGGAAAGGGACAATCAGCTCGAGCAGCTCAAAAATGCTGCCGGCAACAGTGAGGAACTAAAGGCACAGATTGAGCAATTGCAAGCTGAGAACCAAAAAGCCGCCGAGGAATGGCAGGCTAAAATGGCGCAGATGCAGCTTGACTTTGCCATTGAAAAAGCCCTTGCCGCAGCTAAGGCAAAGAACCAGAAAGCAGTAAAAGCCCTGCTTGACTTGGAGAAGGTGAAGCTGGACGGTGAGCAGTTGCTGGGCCTAGAAGATCAGCTGAAAGCGCTGCAGCAGTCTGACCCGTACCTCTTTGGAGATTCCGGCAAAGTAGGCAGCGGCACCAACCCGCCAGGTGCCGGAAATGCTGAAGCAAACCCGTGGAAGAAGGAGACCTGGAACCTCACGCAACAGGGGCAAATCCTGCGTGAGGACCCGGCGAAGGCAACACGGATGAAAGCAGAGGCGGGAGTTAAAAGTTAATTGAAAAAATCATGAGGTGATGAAAAGTGACGACCCGTATTTCTGACGTTATAGTCCCCGAAGTGTTCAACCCTTACGTGGTTCAAAGGACAATGGAATTGTCCGCATTGGTCCAGAGCGGCATTATCGAAAATAACCAGGAGTTTGACCGGCTGGCATCAGTGGGTGCTCGCACGGCTAATATGCCGTTTTGGAATGACCTGACAGGCGCCGATGAGCTCTTAGACGACCAGAATCCGCTGACCCCAGGACGCATCCAGGCGTCTCAGGACGAAGCTGTAATCCTGCGACGTGGTAGGGCCTGGGGCGCCAACGATCTGGCTGCAAACCTGGCCGGCGACGACCCGATGAGGGCTATCGGCGACCTGGTTGCGGCGTACTGGGCGCGCAGGTTGCAGGCAATCTTGCTCGCGAAGCTCGCGGGAGTGTTTACTGCGGCGGCGGACATGGCAGGTAATGTGCTTGATATTACGAATGCTGTGCCTCCCGCGAGTGCGACTATAAGCGCCTCAACCTTTGTAGACGCGACCCAGCTCCTGGGTGACGCCAAAGAGCAGCTGACGGGAATTCTGATGCACTCCGCGACCGAGGCCAGCCTAGCTAAGCAGGACTTGATTGTGACGGAAAAGGGTTCCACGGGCAGCACATCCATCAAAACCTTCATGGGCAAGCAGGTGATCGTGGACGATGGCTGTCCCGTGGACATTGCCCAAGGCAATTACACCACATACCTGTTCGGCCCCGGTGCCTTCGCCCTCGGAAACGGCAATCCGGTTGGCTTCGTGCCTACGGAAACGGCCCGGGACTCTCTGGCGGGTGAGGACTTCCTGATCAATCGCAAGACCTTGATCCTCCATCCGCGTGGAGTACGCTGGACTCCGCAGGTGGGTGTTCCGGTGGGTGTCTCGCCGAGCAACGACGAACTCGCGGACGGTGCTAATTGGACCCGTGTATATGAGAACAAGGCCATTCGTATGGTGGCCTTCATTCATAAGCTGGCGTAGCTGCTACAGCTACTATTTCTAAGGCCGGCCTCCGAGACGGTGACCGAGAGGCCGGCCTTATCATTCAAGGAGGTATCGACATGCCTAAGAAAAGAAAGGACATTACGGCTTCACAGCGCACCAGGCGCTGGGGCGGTGGGGTGGATGCTATAAACGAAGCGAGTGCGGCTACCGATATTCCCGGCATCCTTGCTACCTGGGGTAAGAAACTCGACCTCGACATGGAAGGTTATAACAGCCTTGCCGATACAACACTTGTTGATGCGGCCATCTACGCAGGGATTGGCGCTGGGGGCTATGCCAACCGCGAGGCTTTGGCGGTCGTGGCCGAGCCAATAATCTTGCAGCGGGTAATCGTTGAGCGGACGCTGTACCTGATCAACAGCGTAAGCGAGGCCGCAAGGCTCCCGATATTGCTAAAACAATATGGTCAATGGTTGAGCGTGCTTGAAATTGACCTGGCCGACTTTAACCGTTTGTTTGAGGGAACGCCAACAACCACCGAGCCTGCGGCGGATGCCACAGGCAAGTGGGCTGTGTATGAGGCCATCTATGAAGGTATAGAGCATGAAAGCGAAGTTACCCTCAAAACGGCTTTCGATGAGGCTGTGGAAGATGCGCTTGAGGCTCAGGCCATTGCGGTTGTTAATGCTGCGGAAGATGAGGACGAGATGGGGGATGCACTGCTCGCATATGCCGATGTGCTTGATCTCTCTGTCGGCCCGGGGAGTGACTATGCCATCCTGGAGACTGCTGGTCAAGCTGCGGCTATTGAAGCGGTATTAGAGGATAGGCCTGCCGAAGTCGGATATGCTGATGCTGCGGCAATTAAGGCAGCGTTCGACGACGCAGTGGAGGACGAGTTGGAGGTCCAGGCCGTCGCTGCTGTTAACAGTGCTACTGCAGAAGAGATGGGAGCGGTGCTTGTTCTGTATGCAGTGGCGCTGACGCTTGACCTGACCGACTATGAAGCGTTGGACGAGGCGAAGAAGGGCAGTGTTCATGAAGCGCTGGTTGGCAAGGACTTTGCAGATGCTGCGGCAGTAAAGGATGCCTTTGACGCCGCCGTCACATTGGCGCAGGGCGAGTAGGTGATTGGGAATGACCGAACTATACAGCAACGTAACAGCATTCAACAGGCACCGGAGGCTGGCGGCGGAAAAAGCCAAAAAGGAGGCGGAGGCTAAATGCCGGAATTTGAAAGCTCAATCATCGTTGGAGAAAACAGCTACATCGACATCGCAGGAGCAGACGAATACTTTGCCGGACGCCTCCATGCCGAAAGCTGGGGCGAAACCGGCGACGCAGACAAAGAAAAAGCCCTCCAGCAGGCAACAAAAGAAATAGACCGGCAGCTTCTCAAGGGCCGCAAGGCAACGGATACCCAGGAGCTGGCCTTTCCCCGGCACCCGGATACCGAAATACCGGAAGTTGTGAAGGAAGCCTGTTGCGAGGAAGCATTGGCCATGCTTGAGCGTGGCAACAGCCAGCGGAGGAAATTGCAGCAGGAGGGAGTGCAGTCCTTTTCGCTGGGGAATATGAGCGAGACTTTTGCTGCAGGTACTGGCAAGGGG